CGACGGCTATTAATGTGGTATAGTCGTGTAACAGCTGACTTAGGTGCGATACCAGATTTCATCGCACACTACGAAACTGAGCTCGAAAATGCTAAATTGGAATGCCGGGTGGGTGGTATGGTCGAAAAAAACATTACCAAACTGCCTGGCATTACTGAACACAGATTTAATCAATTACAAGAAATTGAAGCTGTTTTAAATTATCTTAATATTCAATTACGAAAAATTCGCCGTAAATATTTCCAAAAATATCTTGAAGGTTATGCTCGTGCTTTAACTAGTCGCGATGCGGAAAAATATGTTGACGGCGAAGATGAAGTTATTGATTTCGAAACACTTATTAATGAAGTAGCATTGTTACGCAATCGTTACTTGGGTATTATGAAAGCAATGGAATCTAAAAATTTTATGCTAGGGCATATAGTTAGACTCAGAGCCGCCGGAATGGAAGATATACAGGTATAATATGTTTAAAAATAATGACGAGTCACATCAACACAGTTTAGAAGTATTAAATGCTCTAGGTCAATACGAAGATTTTATGTTGTCCATTAAAACTTTAGCCGACATTGGATGCGGAGCAGGAAAAGATTTAGTATGGTGGGCTACTCGCACCACAAACGATGAATATGCAACTCCGCTTAATATACAATGTCAAGGTATCGATATCTTAGATAATCTTGCAATTGCTAAAGATTATCAAAATATCACTTATCAAAAAGTAGATTTTGAATCAAATATCTATCCACCGCACGATAAATTTGATGTATTATGGTGTCACAATTCTTTCCAATATGCAATAGATCCAATTAAAACATTATCCAATTGGAAAAATATTACCAGCGATGGTGCTATGCTGGCTATAATGATTCAACAAACTACTAATATGCATCACAAAGATTTAGATTTTAGTCAACAGGATGGTTGTTATTATCACCACACTATAGTAAGTCTTATTCATATGCTGGCTGTAACTGGATGGGACTGTAAATCTGGATTTTTTAAAATAGATCCAGTGAACAATTGGATCTATGCTATAGTATATAAAAGCAATCAAGAGCCTAAAGACCTAAAAACTGTTCGTTGGTATGATTTAGTTGAAGCTAAACTACTCCCAGAATCGGCCGACAAATCAGTAATGGCTAGAGGATTTTTACATCAGCGGGATTTAGTATTGCCCTGGTTGGATAAGAGCTTACAGTGGCTTGGCGCCCAATAAGTTAGTACCCACTTACGAACCCCTATTTTTAGGGGTTTTATTTTGGTTGACAATTAATTCCCATTTTGCTATACTATTATTATAGTAACAAAACGGAGTTAAAATGAACGAAACTTATAATGTAACTTATTCAGCATATCACCCAGGTAGTACTGAAGTGATTAGCGAAGGTACTATGCCAATTCATACTACTTCGTTTTATCTAGCTGAAGAAACAGTTAAGGCTATGTTTTTGGGCGCAGAAGTTATTATCCGTTATACAAACAAAGCCTAGTTGACAAATAATTAATTTAAAATTATAATACTTGTATTAACAATATAGTTAAGGAGCTAAAAGATGTCCACAATTTTAATTAAAAATGGATCGTATCGCAATCAACCTGTAAGCGGTATGATTTTTAATTTAGTAAAAGGTTATCAAACTGGAGCCAAAGGAGGCTATGTGACAGTAAAGGCAGATGGTTATTTTGGTCCCGATGTACCCGAGGTGGTTCGTATCAAAGTAAGTTCAATTGAAGATTTAGAATTCGTCAACGAATCAGTGCCAGGTAGCGATTTTGTTGCGCCAATCGTCACCAAGCCAACAATCGAGTCCGACAACGAAGTTATGGACCGGATTGAACAACGATTCGAAATTTTACATCAAATGACTCGTGCTACAATTTCAGGCGATGTTCGTGCTATGATTGTAGTTGGCCCCCCAGGCGTAGGTAAGTCTTACGGTGTTGAGTTTGAACTTGAGAAGTCAGGCTTGTTTGACAAAATCTCAGGTAAAAAGATTAAGTACGAAGTAGTCAAAGGTGCGATGACTCCAATTGGTTTGTATTGTACACTTTATCGTCACAGTGATGCCAACAACGTTTTAGTATTTGACGATTGTGACTCAGTATTCCAAGACGAATTGGCGCTTAACATTCTTAAAGCCGCATTGGACTCTGGTAAGAAGCGTAAAATTCACTGGAATTCAGATAGTGCTATGTTACGCCGCGAAGGTGTTCCGGATATGTTTGACTTTAAAGGTGGGTGTATTTTTATTACCAACTTGAAGTTTGATAACCTTAAATCTAAGAAAATGCAAGACCACTTAGAAGCATTACAGAGTCGTTGCCACTTTTTGGATTTGACTTTGAACACAATGCGTGACAAGTTCTTGCGTATTAAACAAATTTTCCGTCAAGGCCAATTGTTTAAAGACTATGATTTTAGTCCGGAGCAAGGTGAAGAAATCCTAGCATTTATGGATGCTAATAAAGATAAATTGCGTGAGATGAGTTTACGTATGGCGCTTAAATTGGCAGACTTAACCAAAGTATCAGAAAGTAATTGGAAGGCTTTGGCGGCTAGTACTTGTATGAAGAATAGCTAAAAATTTTACTTACCTTATAACCCAAGGTAAGTACAAGGTAGCTCCTGGGCTGTTTTACAGCTCATTTTACCAGGCACCCATAAAACGGTGCCTGTTTTTTTGACATTACTCGATTAAATATGCTACAATAAGCAATAATGCGAACAGCTATAATTACAATCCGTGATGAAGTTAATATCAAAATAGAGGGCCTTGAATTGGATGCTAGGCGCAAACTAGTAAACACATTCAAATATGATGTGCCTGGTGCCAGATATTTACCCGCAGTTAAACTTGGTCGATGGGATGGCAAAGTAAGCTATTTTCAGTTGGGAGGTAGTACTTTTGTAAATTTACTTCCTGAAATTATTCCCATACTGGAAAGTTACAATTATGACATCGAGCTTAATGATCTTCGTGACTATTCCACTAATTTTATTTTTGATAGAGTAACTGAAGAAACATTTGCTCATATCAATTGGGGCAAGGGTCATCCTATGGAAGGCCAACCTATTAAATTACGAGATTATCAAGTTGAAATTATTAATAACTTTTTAGAAAATCCTCAAAGCATACAAGAAATTGCTACAGGTGCGGGCAAAACTATCATGACAGCGGCACTAAGTCAACGATGTGAGGCTCACGGTAGAACAATTATAATTGTCCCTAACAAGAGTTTAGTTACTCAAACAGAAAAAGATTATCGTGGTTTAGGCTTAGATGTTGGAGTTTACTTTGGAGATAGAAAAGAGTGGGGCAAAAAACATACAATCTGTACTTGGCAATCACTAAACATACTTCTTAAAAATACTAAAAACGGATCAGACATTACAATTCATGATTTTATTGAAGATGTAGTTTGTATTATGGTCGACGAAGTACACATGGCCAAAGCGGATGCTTTAAAAACATTACTCACAGGAGTAATGGGACGGATTCCTATTCGCTGGGGGCTAACCGGTACTGTACCTAAAGAACCATATGAGTTTCAAGCATTGAAATGTAGTCTGGGTCCAGTTATCAATCAACTGTCGGCTAGTGAACTTCAAGGCCGAGGAGTGTTAGCACAATGTCATGTAAACATTGTACAATTAATTGACCATGCTGAGTTTTCTAATTATCAATCTGAACTTAAATTTTTATTAGAAGAACCAGATAGACTTGATACAATAGCACAAGTAGTGGAAAAAGTCAAAGCCACTGGCAATACACTAGTACTAGTAGATCGAGTAGCTGCTGGACACGCACTAGTAGAAAGATTAGGCGACCGTGCTGTATTTGTGTCGGGCGCGACAAAAGGAACTAAACGAGATGAAGAATATGCCGAAGTAGCTGAAGTTGATGACAAAATTATTGTGGCAACTTATGGCGTTGCCGCTGTGGGTATTAATATTCCTCGTATTTTTAATTTGGTACTTGTAGAACCCGGAAAGAGCTTTGTTCGTGTTATACAAAGTATTGGGCGAGGCATACGCAAAGCCGAAGACAAAAATTTTGTACAAATCTGGGACATAACTAGTACTTGTAAGTTTGCCAAAAGACATTTAACCAAACGTAAACAGTTTTATAAAGAAGCAAATTACCCATTTACTCAAGAAAAATTAGAGTGGAAATAGTTGACAAAATTAAATACGATGTTACAATAACACTATGAGAATACTAACATTAGACAACGAACCATACGATTTAGATCATCTTCCCGAAGAAGTAGATGATATGCGATTTAGTATTTTGGATAACTCCAACCCACAAGACCCAGACTATCACTATATTCCATTAATTTTTTTAGAAAATTTTAATGCTCCTGCGTTAGTATTAAAAATTGGCGAACATAAAATTCGTATGCCTGTTGATTGGCAACTATTAATTGGCGAGCCAGATTTTGGTGATCTAGAAGTTATACCATTGTCGGCACTAAATGACCGTGGATTCAAAGCGTTTCAGTTTAATCCAATATCCAGTTTCAGACCAAGTTTTCTTGATGTAGAAATTTTAGATGTTTATCAGGATGTAGCATGGTATGCTCCTAAACTTAAAAATGGTCAAATGCTATGCGTTCCAATAAGTGACGGTAAAGAACCAGAATGTGTATACTTTGTCAAAGATATTAGTCGCACTTGTGAAGTAGTAGATTATAATAAGGCATTTTAATTCGTGGATAAGCTAAGTATTAATAACGAAATGACGCAATTTGATCGTAAGAATCGTGATTTTTACGACAGTTTAACTGACGAGGAGCGTAAAAAATTCGCCACATTTTTAATGATTAGATATGGTAGTAGTGTAAACGGCAGTAGAGATTTACAAGAATTTTATCTTATTTCTACAAATGAACGACTCAACAAAAATTTTTTCCCGTTACATAAACATCCTAAATTACAATGGCTGTTAGCAACTACTGTTAGTCCAGGTATGGGAACCTTTAGACACAACTGGATTGCTACAAAAAAGAAAGAACCAGGCGTTGGTAGTATTAAAAAACAAATTGCTGAACTATATCCACATTTAAAAGATGACGAAATAGATTTAATGTCAAAAATTAATACTAAAAAAGATATAGATGCATACATGAAAAAATTAGGACAGGAGAGTAAAAAATGATTTGGTTTTTTTCAAAAAAATCTGGCCCATCAGAGCCAGGCTATAAACAAGTAGAATTTGTTGACAAGGACGGTACTGTATTTAGATACAAGCCTGTAAAAAACATTACAGCCAACGAAGTTGCTAGACTTTTACCGTTGTTTTTAAATCCAAAGGCCACGGCATCGGATTCAATTGCTTATATCAAAAAAGAAAAATTAGAACGAAACTTTGCTATCAATCCAGAAGAATGAGTTATACATGCCAGTATTGTAAGAAGAATTTTATCAAAGAATCTTCTTTGACAATTCATTCTTGTGAACCTAGGCGTCGTAGACAAACAAAAGACGAAGCTGGAGTTAGGCTAGGATTTAATTCTTATTTAAAATTTTATGAACTAACACAAGGATCAGCTAAACT